ACTTCTACGTGGCTGGCAAGAAGTACAAGGCGAGCGGCGCGCAAACTGAGTACACCATTCTTGAGGTGCGAGAGATCGAGAACCCCGCCATGGAGTCTGACAGGCTCGTAGCCTTCGCTATTGCGAAAAATGATGAAGGCCGGTACGGCGTCGCCCTCACGACCGCCAACTTCAAGTACCACAAGGAGATCAAGTGATCTGGACTCTCTGGATCGCCTTCGTGATCGTGTCACTTCTGGCTCTCAAATACAAAGGGCAGCGAGATGACCTCGCTGCCTTGTGTGTCTACTCTGGGATTCTTGAGTACCCGGAGGACTCTGAGGAGTGATGTTGCGTGAGGGGAATCCCAAAAGATTCCCCTCATACTTCACCAACTCTCAGCCATCCCACTGGGCGGACTGGTTCGCCCTCCATGCCGCATTGGTGCGCACTGCGCGCCTCTCTGCGGGCTTAGGCTGCTCATCTGTAGCATTCCTGCCCAGAGCCTTCTGGAGGGCGCTCAGCGCCCGCTGAGCCCTCTTCTTGGCAGCCTCTTCACTAATGCTGAAGTGTGCGCCAAGCTGGAAGTTCGTGTACTGCATCGCATACTGGTAGTAGAGGAGTTCCTTGGTGTCGTGTGGCAGGCGCGCAACGGCTGCCCGCACATCGATTAGCTCAGCTACGCGATCATTGCCTTCGTTCACCTGTCGCTTGGCGACAGGCTGACCATCGCCTTGGAGTCCGAAGCTCTGCCAGTCGGCATAGCTGAACACATGCTCCATCAGAGACTTGATCTTAGGGATAGAGTAGCGGTACAGGTCATCGACCGAGTACCCCTCAGCTGCCGCCCTTTCCTTGGCGCAGTGGTCAAAGGCCACCTTGCGCATCGTTCCGGCGATCTTACGCTCCCAATCCCGGGGGCTGTCCCGGACGGTTGTTTCAAGATGGGTCTTCTTGTCGTAGACCCACACCCAAATGGCTCCCTCGGTATCCTCGGGCGTGACATAAGGGGGGAAGTTCGAGGATACCGAGCGAGCTACATCTCGCACCAGACCTCGCATCAGTGTGAAGTCAAGCATATGTTACTCCTCAGTAGCAGTAGAAAAATCTTCCAGGTACCGAAGTGCTGAGTGTATGACCTTGGGGTCATCCTTCAGTTTGCCGATAGCCTGATTACAGTTGACGCACAGGAGCCCACGAATGCACGATCCGCAAGAGGTTACGCCAGGGCAGCATCTGTGATCATGATCTACCGCCATGAGGCGAACCTCCTGATCTTCAGGGTCTCCGCAGATTGCGCAACATCCACCTTGCTCATCACGCATGGCGTCAATGCGCTCGACCGTGGTGTTGTGTCGTCTCGCTTGCGATGCACGAGGTCCATAGTAGGGTAGTTTCATGAGGTCAGTACTTGCGACCGTTGAGCCAGAACCCACGGTCAACCATCGTGATCAGCTCCGGGTAGATACGCTTACCGTCGTCGCGCAGGAGCGCGAACGACATGACCCAGTTAACCGCTCCGTCCTTGACGTATGTAGCGGAGACTGGATCCATAATACTTCCCACGTTCATCGTGAATCGCGGGGAAACCTTGCCTTCATATCCGAAGGCACGAGTAATCAGGAAAGGCTGGTGCGTATGTCCGAAGATGTAGTTCGAATTACTGCCGTATCGCTTGAGGAACTTGAGATCCCAGGCGGTTGGGGAAGCGCTGTATCCTCCACTCTCGTGACCGTGCACTGCATAGGTGTTAGTGCCGATACGAAGCGGGCCCTTGACGTACTCAACGCCAAGCTCATCGAGTCCGAAAAGGTTTTCCATTTCGAGAACCCGAAGAGTACTGAGAGCTGGGGCGTAGGACGCAATGAACTGCTTGAGGCGAAGATCGTGATTACCCTCAAGCCAGAGCATTCGACTCTCGGGGGCGGCTTCGCGGAAGTCCGCCAGAAGCCCCTTGAATCCATCCACATGCTTCTGTAGAGTGGGTGCGTACTGAAGGGCAGTATCCTTTGCCCATCGGGATACGGTCGGGAAGTCGATGCCGTCACCAATCTGAAGAATGGTGTCGGGCTGGATGTCCCTGGCCACCGTGATCAGCTTGCTTAGCGCAAGCTTGTCGTGGTAAGGGAACTGAATGTCAGGCAGTACCAGGGTGGTCTTCATGACCGCGAGTATAGCATTAGGAGAACCATGGTTAGACGTATGTATGGCATGCCTGTGCCTACGATGACTCGCGAAGAGGCCATCAGGCAGTACGGAGAGAACACCAATACCATCATGAAGCGCAAGCGTGGCAAGCTCACGCCCACCCAGCGCTGGGATATCATGCAGCGCCGATGGGCAGGCGAGGATCCAAGGGATCTCTCACTTGAGTTCGGCGTCAGCGCCTCATATGTCCGAGCGCTAGCACCCCTGAGCTGACATGGCACATCAGCTGTACATGCAAGGCATGTCATACAACAGGGAGGACGCCTGGCAAGAGCAGGCGAACTGCAAGAACAAGGCGTTCGAGCTGTTCGAATACCAGGAGAAGGACAGTCCGCTAGCTAAGGACATGAACTTCCAGGAACGGCAAGAGTTCAACGTTGCCAACTTCGAACTAGCAGCAGAGATCTGCATCGAGTGTCCCGTCTTCCTTCAGTGCAAGGAGTCCGCCTCTGCGGACGACAAGTACTGGACCGTAAGGGCAGGCGAGATGCCTGGTAGGTTCAACTCTGAGCTTCCGCCGGAGGATCCTGGCAGGTACTGCCAGCGTGGTCACTGGCTTCAGGCAGGTGGACGTTGTCAGTTCTGCAAGCGTGAGGCCATGAAGAAGAGAAGGGCGAACGCAAGACTTGACAGTGATGGCAGCATCCTGTAGAGTCTTACTCATACCACCCGGCAAGGGTGGTGGATCCATAGCTCAGTGGGCAGAGCACACCCCGCAAGGGTGATAGCCGAGAGGCGGAGTCAGGTTCGAATCCTGATGGATCCACGCAGAGTTACGGTGAAATCGAGTGGGGTCACCCCTCATTCGGTGCCGGTCCACCCGGTCCCACCTACCAGTGGGATTACCCGTAGCTGTCACGGTTGGCTACCGGTAGTATGATCCGTGTCAAGGCTAGGCATAGTGTCCTGGCGGCGGAAGCTGTAAGCCACTTCACCACCTCCATTGGAGGATTATGCAACACCTTCCCGAGTACCTTTCGTACTCGTCTCTCAACACCTATGAGGAGTGTCCTCGTGCCTGGTATCTCGGCCGCCTCAAGCGGGCCGAGCCTAAGCAGACATGGTTCTTCCCCGTAGGCACCACGGTTCACACCTGCATCGAGAAGCATATTGCAGGCGAGGAGTTCTCCGTTAAGGAGATCTTCTATGGGCTGATCGCCGATCAGCTGAAGATAGATTCGGACGATGTGAACTGGTTGTCTGGTGGATCTGCTGAAGATCCTGCCATCCGAGGCAAGGCTCTGCTACAAGCAGAGCTGTGTGTTGCGGAAGCAATCAAGTTCCTCGAAGATGTGGAAGTCGTAGCAGTTGAGCGTGAGCTGAACGTCAGGTTCCCCGGACTTGAGGTCCCTGTGAAGATGTTCCTTGACCTCACCTGCATCCACAAGAAGTACGGTCCGCTGATCGTGGACTGGAAGACGGGCAAGTCTAAGCCCAAGTCACCCCTTCAGCTCGAAGTCTATGGGTGCGGCCTCCTGATTGAGGACGGATATCCCATGGAGTATGACGGCTGGTGGGGCATGCTTAACCCTGCCACTACCGCTAAGACCGCAAGGTCTAGGCTGGTCAAGCTGGGCAAGGTCGAGCCGGAGGTTATCGGTCGCCGCTTTCAGGCGGCGTACGACGACATGAAGCGTAAGCTGTACAAGGCTAACGCTGGCTACGGCTGCAAGTGGTGCATTCAAGCACCGAACTGCAACGTTGAATCCCTCGGCTCTGAACGGGCCAAGTATTACGACAAGTCAAGCGAAGATGGGATTCCTTTTGACGCTGGAGATTGAGACACCAACGGGTCACGTCGTGCTGGTGGATGACGACCTTGAGCTATCCGGCTCTCTCTCCATGAGCAGTAATGGATACGCTCAGATCTGCCCGCCGGGAATGGGTAAGTCCGTTCCGCTCCATCAGTACATCATGGGTACGGCTGGCGGTGGTCGACGGACGATCGTTGATCACATCAATCGCAATAAGCTAGACAATCGCAGGGAGAATCTGCGTCTCGTAAATCCAACCGATTCGAACCTGAACCGCAAGGATTACGAGAAGAAGTCAAAGCTCCCAAAGTGGGTATATCCCAACAGGAAGGGGTATGCCGCGCAGGTATCCAGGTACCGCAAGAGGTACAATTTGGGGACCTACGCAACTCCCGAAGAGGCTCACACTGTGGCCCTCAAATTTGTCGAGGAGTACGACAGCTGATGGCTGAGATCATCTTCCGCTTCCCCTCCAAGGTGCCGTATGCGTACGTGGAGATGCGGGCGGAGACTGACGTAGATCCCACTCCCGAGGAACTGGCCGAACAGTTTGCCAGCTCCTTCAAGCGCTATAAGGCCGCCGAGGAGAAGGCGCTTCAGGCGCCTGCCAATGCCAGGCCCGAGCCTACGGTTGAGGAAGTTCTCTCCGAGGATGAGGCTAAGGATCTCCTGGTAAGGGAGCTGGGCGCAGTGCCGGTTGATGAGACTGGCGACGAGCCTTGGAACAATAAGCCCGAGCCTGCCACCAAGGAATGGAAGGCTCCAAGCGATGACGCTTGGGACTTCGGCTAAACACACATAGAAAGTAGGGCAGCACATGAGCGACGATCTCGACAGCATGCTTGGCGGAGGTAAGACTCCGCCCAACGCCAAGTTCGCCAAGCCTGGCGACAAGGTGATCCTCCTCCTGACCGAGGACGGAAAGGTTCTCCCCGTCAAGGAGTTCGTGAACGGCAAGCCCACTGGTGAGCAGATGTTCTGGCAGGGCAACAAGCCTACCCGTCAGAGCCAGCTCAACATCCAGCTTCCGTTCAACGAGATGAAGCAGATCCTTCTCGTCGGCAAGACGAAGGAGGGGGAGGACGTCTCCATCTGGGCTGAGGGTGAGAAGCTGAAGTCCCTCAAGGCCGGTGTCAAGGAGTCTGGCGTTCAGCCCCGAGCCGGTGTCATGGTCGCCATGGAGTACACGGGTGACGACCCGAACGGCAAGGGCGCCTTCCCGAAGAAGCTGTACAAGACGCAGCTTAAGGCTGCGTCGTGAAGAAGTCCCTCGCATTCCTCAAGAGTGCATGGGACTACCACATGACGATGGGTGATTACGTTATCGTGTTCGCCTGTGTCTGTTTCTGGAATTGGATCCTCTGATGGGCAAGAAGAAGCTCTCTCAGGCCAAGCAGAAGGAAGTCAACGAGAAGGCTGACGCCTTCAAGAAGACTCTCGGATCCAACAGGCCGGTCAAGAAGGACTAGCATGAAGACGCTCGCAAGAGCGGTGAAGAGGGGGCTCTCTGCCGGGGAGCCCCTTCCCTCACCCTGGCCAGTGTTCGAGGCCAAGAAGATTTCCTTCCGGCGCTCGTCCATCCAGATGATCGCCGGTCCGCCTGGCTCCATGAAGACTGTCCTCATGCTCAACATCGTGGACGCCATGGGCCCTGATGTTCCAACCCTGTATCACAGTTCAGACTCCGACGACTTCACCATGGCTACTCGCGTGCATGCTATGCGAACGGGTATGAGTACTGACGAGTCCGAGCTGCTCATCATGACCAATCCTGACCTGACTCAGGCTGCCCTCAAGGACTTCTCTCACGTCAAGTGGAGCTTCCATGCGGCACCTACGTTGGATCACATGTGGAAGGAAGCTGAGGCTTTCCGCGAGGTACATGGTACGTATCCTCACCACACCATCATCGACATCCTTATGGATGTCGACTACGAGGGAGCCGGAGAACAGAACTACTGGGCCCTCATGGCTGAACTGAAGGTGATGGCCCGTGATCAGCAGACAGCGCTCACAATTGTTCATCACACATCAGAGTCTGCCAAGGGCGGTACGCCTCCGCCCCGCTCTGCCATCATGGGAAAGGCTAACCAGCTCCCGACGTGTATCATCACGCTTTGGGGTGACGCCCACAATGGTTCGCTGGACGTTGCGGTCGTCAAGAACCGCTTCGGTCCGCAGGATGCAATGGCACACAAGTTCTTCCGCATGAAGGCGGACCCTTCGATCTGTAAGATCGAGGAGGCGGAAGACGTGGATCTCATCTTCCGAGACGGGACTTCCGTGGATGATGACGAGAAGATCGATCTCTTCAAGGAGTAATCATGGGTGGTAGGTGCGCTGGCTGTGGCCAGCCGCACGGCAAGTGCTACTGCAATCCTCTTCCGCCTGGCCCCACACCGAGCGTGAAGTGATGTGCTGTTCTAATCCGTGCCTGGTTCCGACCTGGCAGGGTGGAGTGTACGGCTATCTGTGCACCAACTGCCTGGCCTTCAGTCCGGCCGGGGGTGGACAGTGAGTGGCAGCTTCTCCGTCTGTGGCGGAGGATGTAGCGGCACTGGCGTAGTGCTGGTTCCACGCCTCCTGCAAGCCGAGAAGGAGGGCGTTGCCGCCGGAGCTGAGGTTCTGGTAGAGCAGCAGTGCCAGCCCTGTCAGGGTACCGGCTGGGTGAATGGATCCAGTCGTGGCTGAGGCAGCTATCGTTACGGTGTTCCTCGGCGTCTTGCTGACGCCGGGAATTATCGTGACAGTCTGGTGGTACAAGAGTCATGGCAAGTCAGAGTAGGAAGCATCGTGGCTACCGATCCCAGAAGGTATTCGCTCAGTACATTCGGACGCTATTCCCTTATGCTGAACCTACGGGGGCAGGCCGTCAGGGTCGTGACATTCTCGGTACGCCTGGCGTCTGGTTCGAGCTCAAGGCGAGAACCGGATTCAATCCTCTCGCTGCACTGAAGCAGATCGAGAAGGAGAAGGCGGAGATCACAACTGCCGACAAGGGCGTAGCAGTCCTGCGCATGAACGGGCAGGGCGAAGCAAACATCGGAGAGTGGGTGGTGTGCATGCGAGTGGACACGCTCACTGAACTTCTCAAGGAGGCAGGATATGGGCAAGAAGGATGAGCTGATGGATGACACCATCCTCGCTTACGAGCAGAGCACGGGCAGTCTTCCGGACACTCGCGACTATGTCGCCATCGAGAACGCCGTGAGCGGCTACATCGCCGAACAAGAGGCGACGTCAAATGAGGGCCAGAGCAACAGCTGACAGGGAGTGGCCGATCTTCCCGATCGGCCCCATCCTTGAGATGTATGGCGGCGAACCCGTGCTGGATGATCGTGGTTGGTACGCGTACTCTTGTCCCTTCGGGGAGATGCATTCCTCCGGTGACGACAACAGTAAGTCAGCTTCGGTCAACACCGTAATCCATGTGTTCGTATGCCATGGCTGTGGGATGAAAGGTAACGCCACACAGCTCATCATGAAGAAGGAGAACGTCTCCTATGGGGCAGCTCTCAATCGTGCAAAGGAAGTCTCTGGAGCGAGCGACGCTCCAGTATCAGGAGCACCTGGAAGAGGCCGAGAAGTATCTGGCCGGTCGGGGAATCGATCTGGAAGCCGCGCGTTCAAGCGCACTTGGCGTCGTTCGTGATCCGATCCCAGGGCATGAGCACCTCAACGGCAGGCTTGCCATCCCGTACATGACACCGGGTGGCCCGGTGAACATGAACTTCAGGTGCATTCAGGATCACAAGTGCAAGGACTTCGGTCACCCGAAGTACATTATGTGGTCCGGGCTTGAAGTAAACCTGTACAACGTTGAAGCACTTCACGTTGCAGGGTCTGCCATCGCTGTGGCTGAGGGAGAGATTGATGCTCTCAGTTCGTCACTTGCCGGGATCCCCTGTGTGGGGATCTCCGGCGCCAACAAGTGGCAGGATCACTGGAACAACATCTTCGAGGACTTCACCCGAATCTACGTCTGGCAAGAGGGTGATGATGCGGGGAAGAAGTTCGGTGACCGAGTTGTTATGGAAGTGGGGGCCATTAGGGTTCCCCTTCCTGCCAGTCAGGATGTAAACTCGATCTGGATTGAGCAGGGCAAGGATGCCCTTCGAGCGAGGATCCGCAAGTGAGTAAGACCTTTCGTGGCTGGGCGGAAGTGGAGGACTGGAACATCCATCGGA